TCCCGACGACGTTGACCTGCACGCGGGCGGTCAGGTCGGCGGCCCCTGCCGGCGGCGCCACCATCGCCAGCCCCATGACGGCGCACGGCAACGCCAGTCCGACCAGCTTGATCTTCCGCATCGTCGTCTCCTTCTCTATGCGGCCTTCCCGGCCGAGGTTTCTTTCCGAGAGCTACCGGAGCGCCGCCAGTCGATCTCGTGGCGCAGGTTCTTCATCAGCGACTCTTCCGCGACGCGGTAGAACTCCGCGATGTTCCGGGTGAAGACGCTGGCGACCGAGGGCCCGCGCAGCTCGTCGATCGGCAAGTTCGGACCCCACGCGCCACGCGATCGCCGGTCGGAGGTGGCGCCCGGGCCCTGGAACTCCACGCGCTTCTTTCCGCGGCCGGTGGCGCCCGGCATCCAGCCGCGGCGCTTGAAGACGCCCTGGTGCCGGATCATCGGACCGATGAAGCTGAGGTCGTCCCGGCCCTTGCCAGCCGGCACCGATGCGATGAAGGCACCCGGATAGGACTTGCGGCCGCCCTTCATGCCCGCGGTCACCCCACGACCGCGGCCTTTCGAGGGCGTCGGTCCGCGAGCGCCGAAGGCGATCAAGGGCATGCGCGCGGCGTTGATCGCCACGACCACGCGAGGAAAGAAGGCCTGCGCCTTCTCCTTCTCGATCTCGATCGCCCGGCCGATATACTTGGCCTGGATCCCGGTGTCCTGCCGGATGAGCTGGGTCATGTGGGTCCTGCCGGCGTCGGCGGCGCGCTTGAGTGACTTGCCGAGGATCGCCGGCGCCGCGCTGGCCATCGCTCGCAACTCGACGGCCAGGTCCTTCAGGTCGAAGTCCCTGGTGTGGAGGATGCCCTTCACGGGCTCCCCCATTCCTCTTCGAAGGTCACGTTGTAGGTGACCTCGGCGCCGACATAGGTGGCGCCAGGCGTGCGGCGGATCGGAGCCGTGGTGCCACGCTCGAGGCCGTTCGGCAGCGATCCGGCGAGCGCATGATGGCCGGGGATCGCGTCGTTCTCGACCGCCCGCTTAATGTCGGCGACGAGGCGCTCGATCGTTCGCCACGGATCCGGGAGATCGACGGGCACCGCGGCCTGGACGGCGATCGGCACCACGGTTTCGACGATGGACCCGCGCGTCTCGGGATGATCGTCGCGCACGTCGATGACGATCGCCTCGCTCGGGTCGTCCTCGCCCCAGCCTGGCGCCTCGCCCATGAAGATGTAGTTACCCGCGTCGGAGGTGAATCCGTTCGCGCGCGTGATGGTGGCGAGCCTCGCCAGAAGGTCGTCGAAGGCGAGCTCGCGGCGGGAGGCCTCGCTCATGCGGGCACCACCGTGCAGCGGTGGAAGTAGGCCTCGACGCCATCGATGGCGTCGACTCGCCAGCCTGTCTCAGGGTCCCCCGCGCGGACCGCGGCGGTGATCAGGGTGCCGACAGGCAGGGCCGGAATCTCCTCCCGCGAGATTGCTACCGAACGGTGAGGCTGGATTCGCTGCGAACTGCCTTGCGGCACCTCGAGCGGTGGCTGGGCGAGCCAGATGATGCGCGTCGCGATGCCGGCAACGCGCGCGGGGACCCCGTGCACGGCGAAGTTGATCCGGTTGACCGTCGCACGAAGCCCCCTCAGGTCCACACGCGGCCGTCCGCTAGGCGAGCGCCGCGCCGAGGTTCACGCCGAAGAGCAGCACCTTGCCCCGGGCCGAGGGGTTGGCGGCCGCGGCCGACGCCACGCCGCACCGGTAGTTGCCGGTCGTGACGTTCGTGAAGAGCTTCGCGCCGTCGTCCCAGTTGATCTGCTGGCCCTCGGTCCACGCCTGCGCGTCGACCTTGTCGACGTCGAACTCGCCGCAGCGGCAGCCGACGAACTTGACGCCCGCGGCTGCGTTCACGGTGGGGACCACCAGGAGGTCGCCGATCTTCACCGGGATGTCCTTGGTCACACCGCCGATCGGCGCGGTGAACACGGGGTAGCAGCCCTCGCTCAGGAAAGTCTTCATCGCCTCTGTCTCCTTGCCGTTCCTCTTCTGGCTGGACCGGGCGCCGGAGCCTTCTGCCCCGGCGCCTCAGTCCTGAGTCCTCAGCGCCGCCCTGGCCTACGCGCCAGGGTTCATGTAGAGGCCGCGGTGGTCGATGACCTTGGCCGCGAAGTCGTGGCCGCAGACGACCAGCATCCCGTCGATGTCGATGCGGATCTCGGTCGTGATGCGCGGCCCGGTCTCGCCCTCGAGATAGGCGTACTCGATGATGTCGATCTGCCCCGGGGCGGCCGCCAGGTACCAGGCCGTCGTGCTGGCCACGTCCAGGCGGGGCTCGGCGATCACGCCCAGTCGGCCCGCGAACGGGTTCACGCTGCCGGCCGCGTTCGCCTGCAGGTTGGTGCTGACGAACTGGTCCGCGATCGTCTCCTTGGCCGCGGGCACGAGCAGGAACTGCGGATAGATGTTCAGCAGCGTCGCCCCGTCGAGGCCCTTTTGCTTGCGCATGGAAGCGCGGCCGGCGCCGATCGCGTCGATCGAGATGGCCGCGCCGGCGCCGGCGAGGTTGGAGTGGTCCGCGTGGAAGAGCGCCACACCGTCGGCCATCGCGCCGTTGGCCGTGATCTGTGCCCAGACCAGATCGCTCTCCAGGTTGCGAGCGGCGCGACCGAAGAGCATGGGGACGCGCGAGAAAGCGTCCTGGTCGTCGTTGATCAGAGCCCTGCGGGTGATGGCGAACTTCTTCCCGTAGCTCTTGAGCTGGAACTTCTCCTGGCCCTCGCCGATCGTGCCGCTCCTGTACTCGCCGTGCTCGAGGACCTCCTCGAGCGCGGGGGCCTCGCCGAGCTGCAGGCGCTTGGCCTCCTTGAAGTCCGGCAGCGTGACCTGCCGCGAGATCGGACCGAACGTCTGCGGGGCCTCGAGGTAGGCCTGGCGCAGCAGCTTGCCGGTGACGTCGGCGAGGAGCAGCGGGAAGTCCGAGGTGGTGTGCATGCCGCGGACGTCCAGGCCCAGCGCGAGCGATGCGATGTCCATCTTGCCCAGCCCGGTGGTGCGCACGCCGCGGGCCTGGAGGTAGACCTCCGCGATCCGCAGCATCGACATCCCGCGGTACTGGCGGCCGACCTCCGAGAGCGCGAAGCCGCTCTGGCGCACCTGGCCGTTCGTCTCGCGGGTCTCCGTCTGCGGGTGCAGGCGGTGGAGGACGGCGTTCTCGATGCCCTCGCGGACGTGGACCAGCGGGTCCTCGCCCACCATCCGGACCTCGGGGGACGAGCGGTCGCTCGAGCGCGGCACGTCCACGTCGCGCTTGCGCAGCTCGTCGAACACGCGGCGCTGCGCCTCGAGCAGCGGGACGCCGTCCGTGATCAGCTTGGCCTCGAAGCCGCGGGTCATGCGGCCGGCCTCGCACGCCTGGCGGATGCCTTCGACGCGCTCGCGCTCCTGCCGCGCGCCCAGGTCCCGCTCGTTGGGCTCCGTCGCCGGATCCGCGGCTCGGGCCGTCGGGGCCACGGGGTCCGGCTGCACGATGGTCTGCGACCGGGTCTCGGTCATCTCGCTCTTCTCCTCCGCCGGCAGCGCCGGCATTTGCGGCTGTGGCTGTTCGGCGGGCTGCGCGCCTTCGGCGGCGGCGCGCGTCACGATCTCGCAGGGGTTGGCGTCGGACGGCTGTTCGCCGCGCACCTTTGCGCCGGCGTCCGCGGGGATCGGCACCATGGAGACCTCGAAGGGCTCCCAGTCGATCGCGGTGCGCACGGGCAGCTTTCCGGGCTTGGCGGGCTCCGCCTCCGCGTACTGGTAGACGCGGTAGCCGACGCTCACGTCCCGGATGATCCCGTCCTTGACGTCGCCCCAGATCTCCTCGACGGCCGCGCGCTTGCTGAAGCGCACGGACCCGAGCATTGCCTTCTTGGTGAGCGTGACCGACCCCGGCACGACGGTGCCGAGCATGTCGCTCACCGAATAGGCGCTGTGGCTGTCCAGCAGTGGGGCGCCGGCGTTGATGCGATCGAGCCGCACGTGCGCCGGATCCATCGAGAGGACTTCGAGGAAGTCGGTTCCGGACTCCCAATCACGGCGCCTGA